CCGCCCGCGCCTGCGTTGTGTTTGCCGGCGAGTTCAAGAAGTCGAAAGGCGATCTGCCGCTGGCGGCCGTCATCGCGGCCCGGACGCTGCTGCAATTGATGAACGACCCAGACCCGCGCCTATTGGCTCAAGTGCTCGACCGTATTGACGGTAAAGTCTCTCAGCCCATCGCCATTACCTACCAGCAGGAGATCGCCGAACTGCTGCGCGCCGGCGCGGTCACGCCGCAGCAAGTGCGCGCCGAAGTGGGCGACGACCTGGCCGCGGAATTGTTCGCGCTGGCCGGGGTTGCGGTGATGGAAGATGATGCAAGCCAGCCTGAGTAGCCAACTGTCGCCCGCCGCCCGGCTGCAACTGGCGGCGGCCAAACTCAGGCGGCAGGCGGGGACGCGGGCCGCGCCCATCGGCCTGCCTGGCGTTCACGCCGGACAAGCAGAAGTTTTGACTTCACCTGCCCGCTTCCGCATCCTGAATTGTGGCCGCCGCTGGCGCAAGTCCTCGACCGTTCTCATCGCATTGATCCGCGCTGCTGAAAGCAAACCAAATTCGCTATACTGGTGGGTGTGGCCGACGGGCCCGATGGGACAAACCGGCTGGGACATGCTGCGGCGAGCGTGCGCCGGGCGAGTGGAAGTCTGGGAAAGCCGGCGGCGGGTGCGCTTTCCCCAAGGCGGCGAGATATGGGTCAAGTCCGCCGATCACGAGGACGGCTTGCGTGGCGCCGGTCTCGACGGCCTGGCGATCGACGAGTGCCGCGACATTGACGCGCGCGCCTGGCATGAAGTGTTACGACCGGCCATCACGGATAAGCACGGCTGGGCCATGTTTTTGTCTACGCCGCGCGGCTACGATTGGTTTCATATGCTCTATCAGCAGGCGGAGAACAAGCCCGACTGGGCGCGCTGGACATTCACCACGCCCGACAATCCCGACATAGACCCGCATGAGATCGAACAGGCGCGCCAGGACATGCCGGAGCGCCTGTTTCGGCAAGAAATCATGGCCGAGTTCATCGCTGATGCTGGCAGTGTGTTTCGCGGGGTAGACGCGAGTTGTGTCGTCGCTGAGCCAGAACTGCCACAGGCGCATCCCGGCCATTCGTTCGTATTCGGCTGCGACTGGGGCAAGCACGACGACTTCACCGCGTTGACCGTCCTATGCCGCGAATGCAGCCGCGTAGTCGAATGGGATCACTTCAACCAGATTGATTACATTTTCCAGCGCGGGCGACTGGCGGCGCTGGCCGCTCGCTGGAACCCGACGACGATCTTGGCCGAGTCGAACTCCATCGGCGAGCCCAACATCGAGATGTTGCAGCGCGAAGGGCTGCCGGTTATCCCATTCGAGACGACGGCCACTTCGAAGCCGTTGCTCATCGAAAGCCTGAGCCTGGCGCTCGAGCGCGGCCAAGTGCGCGCGCCGTGTGAATATGCCGGCGAACTGCGCGCCTACGAGATGACGCGCAATGAGCATACCGGCCGGCCGCGTTACGGCGCGCCGGCCGGGCTGCACGACGACCGGGTGATGTCGCTGGCCCTGGCCTGGTATGCCGCGCTGTATAATCCAACCGATCTGATAGGCTGGTGAAAATGAAACCTAATTTCGTTGACTACAATCAATATGGAGAGCGATTATCGTTTTTCGAATGTGACAATAATCCAACAATTATACAACACAGCGATCTAGATGATATTTCCTGTTATTATTTTAATTTTCCTATGCCACGATTATTGGCGTATCAGCACAATAAAGTTCATCCATTTCTCATAAATGAGGCAGAAGAGAAACTCATTGAGCAGTGTCTATATAAAATAGGTGGTGCTAAGATTGAATTGAAAACCAATATTCCGTTTGATCGCAAAAGGCGAATCTGTCTCCTTACCTATCATTATTGCCCTGCTTGTCTGACACAACGCGAAAAATTCGATGTCCATCATGTAATTTGGAAAATGGACGGCGGGCATGATCATTATTGGAATCTAATATATATTTGCTCAGAATGTCATGCTGTGCTTACTTCTGATTCTTCTGAAGGATTGGTACTTGATAATCTGATTATGACTTTTATGTCTGCATATTTTGGATTACTTGTGACGATACATGGAAAAAAACGACGAGCCAGGAAAGAGAATAGTAATATATTCAATTTCAATAGACGAGAAATTAATCATGGTATTCGTCGGATTTGTGCTGAACGTTTCTGGTTATGGTTTTGGATAAGAAATCAACCTAGTCTAGTTCAAAGGGAAATAGTAAAACAATTTCAGGCGAGCATGGATTTGGAAGATTCAATAGGGCAAATTGCGTCTAATAATCTGCCTCATAGAATGAATATGGCATGAGTTTGCTCGATACCGTTCTCGCGCGTCTCGGCTACATCAAGGCCCAGCGCTATCCCGATTGGGCGCTGGCCTATGCCGAGGCCAACAAGTGGGCCATCCCCGACGGCAGCCAGCATGAAGTGCAGGCGCGTCTGTATCGCCAGCTCGATTGGATTGCGACGGCCATTGACGTGCGCAGCGAGACGGCGGCCTTGACGCCGTTCGACGTCAAGCGGCGCCAGAGCGAAGATTCGGTAGACATCCCCAATCATCCATTCGAGCTGCTCTTGCAACGCCCCAACCCCGTCCAGTCCCGCGCTCAGTTTCTGCGCGACTACTTCGCCTGGTACGCGCTAACTGGCAACGTCTATTTGTATCTCAATGTGGCCGATGAAGATAGCCCGCCGGATGAGTTATGGATTATCCCCTCCAACCTGTGCCGGCCCATCCCCGATGGCCGCTCGTACATCTCCCATTATGAGGTTCGCGCCGGCCGAGGTCCGCCGGAGAAACTCGAGCCCTGGCGCGTATCGCATCTGGCGAGCTTCAATCCATTCAACCGTTTCATCGGCATGTCGGCCGTCGAGAGCCTATCGCTATCGGCCACCGCCGACCGCGCCGAGCAGGAATGGAAGGCCTCATTTTTCGCCAAAGACAACGCCAAAATCCCCGGCATCCTGGCGTTCGCGCAGATGATGAACAATGATGCCTGGGACCTGCTCAAGCGGGAGGCCAAAGATCAATGGGGCGGCACGAAGCGCGGCGGCCCGATGTTTCTGCGCGGCGTGGGCACGGGCGGCGTGTCCTGGCTGCCGACGGCCATGACTCAGCGTGAGATGCAGTTCATCGCCGATCGCAATTTCACCAAAGAGGAAATCTGGGCGCGCCTGGCGCCTGGCCTGGCCTCGATTGTGGCCGTCAATGCGACCGAGGCCAACGCGCTGGCCGGCAAGGCGACGCTTCTGGAATACTCAGTATGGCCGGTGCTGGTGCAGGCGGCGCAGAAGATCACCAGCGATATTCTCGTTCGCTACGATCCCGATCTGGTGGGCGAGTTCGAGGACGTGCGCGCGGCGAACCGGCTGCTCGACCTCGAAGAGCAGCAGCGCTACGAAGCCACGCACACGATAGACGAAATTCGCAATGAGTATTACGGCGATGACGAGCTGGGCGATGAACGCGGCGGCATGCTGCCGGCGCAGATTTCGCCCACTATCTTCACCAGCAGCACGGCTAGCCCGGCGGAAGAGGTCCAGGCGACACCCCAGGAAGAGGCCGCCATGCCCTTGCCTACCGTCGAGGCGGTGCGCGCGGAACTGGCCGCCTGGGAGCGCTTCGCCCTCAAGCGCCTGGGCAAGCCGCGAGGCCGCGCCTTCGAGCCACACGCGATTCCGCTGTTACAGGTCGCGCGCATTCAGGCCGCGCTCAAGGAGGCCGAATCGGTGGAGGCCATACGAATGCTGTTCGCCCGCGAGCGCCTTGGAGACTTCTCGGACTTGGTGATCGCGCTCCGTGAGGTTACTACTGCCATGAAGGAAACGATATGATTAAGTGCGGGAAATTCAAATTCCCAACAATTGAATGCTTAAGATTGGTTTACATCCCAAAATCATTACCCGATAGGTTGATCAAGTTGATTTCTAAAGTCTTGCGGTGGTATTGGGCTCACGTTTGACAACCCAACAAGTCCGCTTGCAATCTGTAATTTCGCAAATGCTTTGGCGGCTCGAGCAATCGGGCTTGGCGCTGCCCCTGGACTTGCGGGCAACGGCCTATCCGGTCAAGGCGCGTGACGTGCGCGAGCCTGGACGCAGAGAAAAGCAAGAGAACGAGAAGCAATTCGCGGCGCTGCTTCTCTCCTTTTGGCGCGAGCAGGCGAGTGCCATACGCCATCGGCTACAGGCTCAATTGCAGGCAAAGGCCAGCCGCGCCGACGAGATTTTTGATGCCGCATTTTGGGAAGAGCAGGAGAGTATCTTGCCGCGTCTGACAGATTTGTTGGCTTCATTCGCCGCAAATGGCATTGATATTTTTGCGGCCCAGGTGGCAGTAGGCTTGGACTACGACCTGGTCAACGCGCGCGCGGCGGATTGGGCGCGCGACTATGCCTTCGATCTCGTCCGGGACATCAACGACACGACGCGCGAGATGCTGCGGACGCAGGTCGCCACATTCGTGGAGACACCGGGCTACACATTGCGGGATATTATGACGGCGCTGCCCTTCGACGAAGAGCGCGCGGCGCGGGTGGCCGTCACCGAGATCACCCGCGCCTATGCCAGCGCCAATCAGCTGGCCGGCGAAGAACTCGTCCGGCAATTTCCTGACTTGCGCGTGGTGAAAATCTGGAACACCAACCGTGACGAACGGGTATGCCCCATCTGCGAACCGCTCGATGGGCGGCGCATGGAATTAGACGCGCCGTTCGATAGCGATATTGCCCAACCGCCGGCGCACGTCAACTGCCGCTGCTGGATGGCGACAACGACCGAGACGAATGCCTAACATCACGCTACGGCTCGTGGGCCTGGATAAACTAATCGTTGCATTCTCAAAATTCCCAATGGAAGTAGAGACGAGTCTCATGGCGGCCGGCAAGGAAGCCGGCGAGAGCGTCGTCCTGGATACAGTGGGCCTGCGCCGTTATCCGCCGCCCTATCACGCGCCGCGTCCTTTCCAGTCCGATAAGCAGCGCCGCTATTTCTTTGCCGCATTGCGTGATGGGCGAATCGAAGTCCCCTACCGGCGCGGCGGCTCACCCGGCTCCGAGCGCTATGGCACTCAATTCTACGTCCAGCCGCGCGGCGCGTTGACTACGGCCATCGGCAATCGCGCCAGTTATGCCGTCTGGCTGGCTGGCGGCGGGTCGCGCTACATGGCCGCGGGCGGCTGGCGGGCATTGAGCGACGTGCT